ATTCAGGCTAGGGTAAAACCGGACTGGGTTTGCGATATATCAAAGATTAACTGGGAAGAAGTGGCAGCTACAAGGTTTGGCCCGATGGAGGTTAAGCCTGAGATGTTTGAAAAAATTGTTGCAAATGACGTTTTAGAGCATATTCCAGACTTAATTTCAGCAATGAAAAACTGCAAGGATTTGCTTAAATCTGGCGGTGAGTTCCATATTCATGTTCCGTATGAACTAAGTTTAGGTGCTTGGCAAGATCCTACCCATGTAAGAGCTTTTAATGAGAATAGCTGGCTGTACTACACAGATTGGCATTGGTATTTAGGTTGGGATGAAGGGTTTAATCTAAAACAATTAGCCTTTAATTTGTCAGAATTAGGTACAAAAATGGCTGGAAATGTTGCAGATGAAGAAATACTCAGGACTCCGAGGGCTGTAGATTCTATGAAAGTAATCTTATGCAAGCCATAGTTATCTGTACTGTTGGCAATCCTGGCATAACGATATTACTGGAGAGCATTAAAGTATATGCACCAGACCTTCCTATTTACTTATGCTCGAATAACCTTAGCCTCTGGGGATCAATACGCTCAAGAATGCCGGAGCTTAATGTTATCTTCAGGCCAAATCCTGCTACCAATTTTGGTGACGCATATAATGCGGGTATTGATTACGCCTTTAGCCGAGGGCACGATTCACTGATCGTAGCTAACGACGATGTTGTTATCACGCCCAATACCATAGATTTGTTAACTGAAGACAAGAGAATTCTGGAATCAAATGGCATAAATCTCGGATTCTTAGGTGCTAGGTCTGACTATATATTGCATGACCAGAACATTAGGTTCCCTGTTTACGATGACAAGCAAGAAGGATTGCGATGGGCTAGTGAGGCGATGATTAAGCCGACTGGGGTAATAGCACCAATATTTGCTACCATAACGAAAGAGGCTTGGAGCATAGCTAAATTCCCAAGCACTAATTGGTATTCCGATAATATAATATGTCATGACCTGCAAGAAGCGGGATTTAGGCATTTTGTCAGTCGGATAAAGGCTAACAGGCCGGATATGTACGAGGTGTTTTATGGCTGACGGATTACTGAGTAGCATTCTAGGCGCTGTTGACCGACAGAAACAAGCGACTAAGGCTGGTTTAGGATTGCTGGTTAACGATCCTATGGAGTTTGCTAGGAATGCTACGGCACGATATTTCCCTACGCCTGAAGAAGTGGCGCAGCAAAGAGCGATAGAGCAAGCTGGTGGCGATACGTTTAATACGCCTTATATGCAGAAGATGTTTAATCTGGCGCAATTTCAGGGAAGCATTAAGCCTACTGGGTTGTTGCAGCAAACAAATAAAGTCATTGCCAATCCGCAAGAAACAATGAATTATCGTGGGACTCATACTGCTCCAAGTCCTGAATTTGGTGCTCCCTTATATGATTTAACTGGTGGCGGGCAAATGTATCCTGCTGACGTTTATTCAAGCAAAGCAGTCCAATATTATGGAACTGGATACCCGAGGGCTGATAAAGAAGCTTTTGCTTTAGCAAACAGAGTACGTGGCAACCCAGAAGCAGAAGTAATTATGTATAGGGCAGTTCCAAAAAACAAAGAAATTACCTCAATTAACGCTGGGGATTGGGTAAGTTTAAGCAAAGATTATGCTAAGACCCATGGGGAATCGGCGTTAAAAGGTAATTACAAGATTCTTGAGCAAAAAGTAAAAGCTAAAGATTTATGGACTAATGCGGACTCTATTCATGAGTTTGGCTATCACCCAAGTAAGTAAGCATGACATCCAAAGGATAATGCAAATGCAAATTAAGCAAGTAAAAGTAGAGTCTTTAATCCCATACGCTAGAAATAGCCGCACACATTCTGACGCTCAAGTAGCTCAAATTGCAGCCAGTATCAAAGAGTTTGGCTGGACTAACCCAATATTAGTAGACGGAACTAACGGAATAATTGCTGGTCATGGCAGGTTATTGGCTGCTCGAAAGTTAGGATATACCGAGGTTCCTGTAATTGAGCTAGAGAATATGACCGAGAGCCAGAAAAAGGCTTACGTTATTGCTGACAATCAACTAGCTATGAATGCTGGTTGGGATACGTCAATGCTTACCCTAGAGTTGGGTGACCTAAAGGAAGCTGGATTTAGCTTAGACATTCTTGGCTTTGACCCAAAAGAGCTAGATAACTTACTGGAGCCTGAGCAAGTAGACGGATTGACGGACGAAGACGCTGTTCCTGATATACCAGAGGAGCCGGTTACTAAGCTAGGTGATATTTATCAACTTGGCAATCATCGGTTAATGTGCGGGGATAGCACTAGCATTGATGCTGTGGATAAGTTAATGGATGGTCAGAAAGCCGATATGGTATTTACTGATCCTCCGTATGGAATTGGATTAGACAAAGAAGGTCAAAAACTTGGTAAAAGCCAAGCATACGGTGCTGTTTTGAACGACCACGATAATACTGTTGCTATAGATGTTTTTAATTTGGTAAAGACATTATGTGACGGTTCTATATTTTTTTGGGGAGCAAACCATTACAGCCATGCATTGCCTAGTTCTCCATGTTGGATAGTTTGGGATAAACAAGGCGGTAAAAGAGTAACTTTTGCTGACGTTGAATTATGTTATTCAAACATTGAAGCACCAGCTAGACTAATTACTCATATTTGGGATGGGTTTCGTCGGGATAGCGAAAAAGGTGATAAGCGTGTTCACCCAACTCAAAAACCTGTGCAGTTGATTACTGAAATTTGGGATTTGTTTTCAAAGCATATTAGCGGATTATTTGTACTTGATCTTTTTGGCGGTAGCGGCAGTACACTAATTGCCTGTGAGAAAACAAATCGCCATGCAAGAATAATGGAATTAGACCCTAAATACTGTGATGTAATAGTAAAAAGATGGGAAGAATTCACAGGAAAACAGGCTGTATTATTAACGAATGATTAACATTTCCCCTTAATAAAATGAATGAACATATTGCAACAGATGAAAACAAGCGATTAGTCGAAACATCGGCTGGATTAGGCTTGCCTCATGAGCAGATAGGCGCATTGATTGGCATTGATGACAAGACGCTGCGGAAACATTACCGGACGGAACTAGACGTAGGTAAGGCTAAGGCAAGCGCACAGATAGCTAAGACGCTGTTTAGCAAGGCTCAGGGCGGCGATACGACTGCATTGATCTGGTGGACTAAAGCTCAGATGCGGTGGGCTGAGACACAGAAGCAAGAGGTTACTGGCGCTAATGGTGGCGCTCAGGAAATGGTAGTCCGATGGGGCGGAAAGGCTAAAGATGAAGTACAGACAGATGAGTAACTGCCCTATGTGCAGTGCATTTATGATTGGCAACGTATGTGTTAACTGCGGGTATCGTAAGCCTACGGGCCAGCATTAATGACTGAGATCGTAATCAATTACGAACCCAGAGAGCAGCAGCTAAGGATTCATGATGCCATTGAGCAGCATCGTTTTACTGTGGTGGTTGCCCATCGTCGTATGGGAAAGACTGTTAGCGCAATCAACCATCTTATCAAGGCCGCGATAGAGTGCGAGAAGCCTAATCCAAGGTTTGCGTATATCGCACCGACATACAGCCAAGCCAAACGAGTCGCCTGGGATTACCTGCTCGAGTACACAAGACCACTAGGCGCAGTAGCCAACATTGCCGAACTTCGGGTGGACTTCTGGGGTAGGCGCATATCCCTTTACGGCTCAGACAATGCCGATAGTCTCCGAGGTCAATACTTTGACGGCGTGGTGCTCGATGAGATTGGTGACCAAAACCCCAAGATCTGGAACGAGATTATCCGCCCTGCCCTAGCTGACCGTATGGGCTGGGCTTCCTTCATTGGTACGCCTAAAGGAAACAACCATTTCAGGGATCTGGCTGATAGAGCCAAGGAAACAGAGGGCTGGGCTTACCTAGAGTTCAAGGCCAGTGAGACGAATATCCTAGCCCAGTCTGAGCTAAAGGCTGCTCAGCTAGAGATGGGTGAAGATAAGTACAACCAGGAGTTTGAGTGCTCGTTTAACGCAGCAGTGGAGGGTAGTTACTATGGCAAGCTTATTAACGATCTTGAGAAACTTGGTCGTATTAGCGATTTTCCTCGTGATGACCTTTGCCGCTCTTTTGCTGCTTGGGATCTTGGAATGGGTGATAGCACTACTATCTGGATTGCTCAACTGGCTGGAAAAGAAATTAGATTACTTGACTGTGTCGAAAACCATGGAGTAGGTCTGGACTGGTACGTAAACTGGTTACGGGATAACAAGTATGAACAGTTTCAGCAAATTCTGCCGCATGACGTACAAGTACGGGAACTTGGAACAGGTAAATCGCGTAAGGAAGTGCTTGAAGAAGCTGGGCTGCAAATTACGGTTTGTCCGCGTCTATCTATTCCTGATGGCATACAGGCGGTTAGAAGACTTCTGCCCCGGTGCTGGTTTCATCCTAATACGAAGAATGGGCTTAATGCGCTGAGGAACTACCGCAGAGAGCATGACGAGAAGCGTAATGTTTTCTACGAGAAACCTTTGCACGACTGGTCTAGCCATTACGCAGATGCCTTCAGATACCTTGCGATAGGGCTTGACGAGAGCGACAGTTCGTGGTCTACAACATTGCCAATTAAGACAAATTGGATTGTATAATAGGCAAAATTTCCGTTAAGGATTTGCTATGAAGATGGATGAAGGTCAGATCAAAGGCATTCTCGATAATGAGATCGACAATGCTATCGGCTACATTGAGACAGAGACTACAGAGCTACGTCGCAAGGCTCTGGACTATTACTTACGGAATCCTTACGGCAATGAGGTAGAAGGCCGTAGCCAGATCGTAACGGGGGAAGTGGCAGAGGCTATCGATGGTGCTCTGCCGCAATTGATCCGAGTCTTCACTACGACTGAGGATATTGTCTACTTTGAGCCTACCCGTCCAGAGGATGAGGAAACGGCTAAACAGGCTACAGAGTATTGCAACTGGGTGTTCTACCGCGAGAACGATGGCCTGATTATCCTGCATAACTGGTTCAAAGATGCGCTGATGCAGAAGGTTGGCGTAGTCAAAGCGTACTGGGAAGACAAGGAAGACGTTAACAAAGAGAAATATAAGAACCTGACCGAGGATGAGCTGGCGATGCTGCTGTCTGATCCTGGTGTCGAAGTGGTCGAACAGGAAGTCGAGTTCATGGATGGTGGCATGGATATGATGGGAATGCCTATCCAAATTCCGCTCTATAACGTGAAGGTCAAGAAGTCCAAGAAATATGGCTGTGTCAAGATTGAGAACGTACCGCCAGAAGAATTCCTGATTAGCAAGTCGGCAAGAACCATTGAGGATAGCCCGTTTGTGGCTCATCGTCGCTTGATGACCCGTAGTGAGCGGATTGCTATGGGCTTCAAGAAGTCGGTGGTTGAGGGATTGCCTTCTTACGATGACTTGCAGTTCACGCCTGAGCGAGTGGCTCGTTTC